GACCCGTGTGGCCTGAATATTGGGCACTCGATGAATTAGAAAAAGTTAAGGCGTCATTATCCATACGTAATTGGTCAGCTCAATACATGCAGAATCCAACTTCAGAAGAAGGAGCTATTTTAAAACGTGAATGGTGGCAGCCATGGAAAGGAGATATGCCAGTTTTAAAACATGTTATTCAATCATACGATACTGCATTTAGTAAAAAAGAAACTGCCGACTATAGTGCAATCACTACATGGGGAATATTCACGCCTCACGAATCAGGGCCCGATGCTATTATGTTAATTGATGCGATCAAAGGTAAATATGATTTTCCTGAATTAAAAATGGTAGCTTTAGATCAATACAAATATTGGCAGCCTGAAACAGTTATCATTGAAGCTAAAGCGAGTGGACAAAGTTTATTACAAGAATTTAGAAGAATGGGAATTCCTGTTATGGATTACACTCCTGGACGTGGCCAAGATAAACATTCAAGAGTTAATGCATGTGCTCCAATATTTGAATCTCAACAAGTTTGGTATCCTAGAGATGAGCATTTTGCTCATGAAGTAATTGAAGAGTGTGCAGCGTTTCCTCATGGAGAACATGACGATTATGTGGACAGCACTACACAAGCTATGTTAAGATATCGGCAAGGTTCGTTTATAACAACTTATTCTGACGAGGATGAGATTGAAAGTTATAGACAACGTAAATACGTATATTATTAAAAGGAGAAGACATGTCAAAAAAAAGAAGATTAGCTAGAGCACTAGCAGGAGCAGCAGCGTTATACGGTGCTTCAAAACTTATGGGAATGGGTGCTGCTAAGGATAAAGCAACCGTATCAGATGTACAGAAGAGAACTCAAGTTCCAAAAATAAAAAGACCTACAAGAGTAATTGATACGGGTTCAAAAACTATGGTTGGTAGTAAAGTTAAAACTACTATTGATACTGATGCGCTTCCAAGAGAAGTTAAAGAAAAAGCACAGAAAGTTGCTGAAAGAAATGAAAAAATCAAAAAAGCAGTAATTAAAAGAAGAGACGAAGGTATGTTATCGCCTACTATGCCTAAAAGAGCAAATCAAATAGGAAGTGATTTTGGTTTAACTCCTTTTGCGGCTAAAGCTGGTAAAATGATTAAAGCTCGTGGCGGTGGAATGGCAAGAACAAAACCTACTAAATTATATTAATGGCTGAAATCGAAAAGTTAATTGATCAGGAAAAAAATCCTGAAGCAGAGGATATTGATATTCAATTAGAGGGAAATGAAGAAAAAACTTTAGTTGAAGAAGTTGGGGATGATGTAAGTAAATTTTACTCTAACTTAGCTGAAGACATGTCTGATGAAGTTTTGCAAAGGATGTCTAATCAATTACTTGACGATTATAAAAAGGATAGAGTTTCAAGAAAAGATTGGGAGACGTCTTATACAAATAATTTAGATCTTCTTGGAATTAAACACACTGAAATGACAAGACCCTTTAGAGGGTCGGCATCCGTGACTCATCCACTTTTATCAGAGGCTGTTACACAATTTCAAGCGCAAGCTTACAAAGAATTACTTCCATCTTCAGGACCAGTGCGAACTAGAGTCTTGGGGATGGAGGATGATGCTAAAATTAATCAAGCGCAGCGTGTTCAAGATTTTATGAATTATATGATTACTGAGGAGATGGAAGAATATACTCCTGAGTTTGATCAATTATTATTTTATTTAGCATTAGCAGGTTCTGCATTTAAAAAAGTTTATTACGATGAAGTGATGCAAAGGGCAGTATCTAAATTTATTCCAGCTGAAGATTTAGTGGTGCCTTATTATGCTACAGACTTAATGGATTGTGAAAGAATTACACACGTAATTAAAATGGGCGAGAATGAAATTTTAAAAAAACAACAAGCTGGTTTTTACAGAGATGTTGAATTAAAACCAACATCTAATGGTCCCACTGAAATTGAAAAAAAATATCAAGAGTTAGAAGGTGTTACTCCAAGTGGAGACAAACAATATTCTTTTTCAATTTTAGAAATGCACGTTGATTGTAATTTAGAAGAATTCGAAATGCAAAATGCAGACAAACAAGTTAAGGTTCCTTACATCATAACAATTGATGAAGGCTCAGGACAAATTTTATCTATATATCGGAACTATGCTTTAGAAGATGAAACTAAAAAACGTAAAGAATATTTTGTACATTTCAAATTTTTACCAGGTTTAGGTTTTTATGGCTTCGGATTAACACACATGATTGGTGGTTTAAGTAGAACTGCTACACAATCTTTAAGACAATTGCTTGATGCTGGTACATTATCTAACTTACCAGCTGGATTTAAGTCTAGAGGTATAAGAATTCGTGACGATGATCAACCATTTCAACCAGGAGAGTTTAGAGATGTGGACGCACCAGGAGGAAATATTAAAGATCAGTTTCAAATTCTACCATTTAAGGAGCCATCAGCTACATTATACCAATTAATGGGCTTTGTTGTACAAGCAGGACAGAAATTTGCAGCAATAACTAACATGGATACTGGCAATGACATGCAAAATAGAGCTGTTGGCACTACAATTTCACTCTTAGAGCGAGGTTCGAGGGTCATGAGTGCTATACACAAGCGATGTTACTACTCAATGAGAAGAGAATTTAGACTTTTATCTAAAGTTTTTGCAACATATTTACCACCAATCTACCCATATTCAGTATATGGTGCTGATCAAGCTGTAAAACAAACTGATTTTGATGAAAGAGTGGATGTTATTCCAGTTGCAGACCCAAATATCATGAGTATGGCTCAAAGAGTGACGTTAGCAAACGAAAATTTAAAAATTGCTATGTCAAATCCTATGATGCATAACTTAAGAGAGGCATATCGAAGAGTATATGAAGCATTAGGAACTCAAGATATAGATCAAATTTTAAAACCTATAGAAAGACCCATACCAAAAGACCCAGCTACAGAGAATATGGAAGCATTAATGATGAAACCTTTAAAAGCGTTTCCAACTCAAGATCATCAAGCACATATCACAGCTCATAGAGCATTTATGTCTACTAGAATGGTTCAAATTAATCCTCAAGTGTATGCAGCTTTACAATCTCATATTTCTGAGCACGTTTCACTGCTTGCACAAGGAGAAGTTGGTGCTCAAATAGAAAACGATCCTACTATGCAAGCGATGTTACAGTCTGATCCTGAAGCAGCACAGCTAAGAATAGCATCAATGATTGCACAAAGAGTAGCAACATTAACCATGGAATTAGCACAACAAGAGCAAATGACATCTCAACAAGATCCTATTGTTGCCTTAAAACAAAGAGAGTTAGATCTAAGAGCTATGGATATGCAACGTAAAGCTGATGAGTCTATGATGAACATGGATATAAAAGAAAATCAAATTGAAGAACAATTAGATTTAGAAAAAATGAAATTAGAAAATAATGAGGCTCAAGCAAAAGAGAGAATAAGAATTGCAGAAGAAAAAATAGAACTTGCTAGGAGTAAAAAGAAATAATGGCTGATCCTAAAAAAGGTACTGGTAAAAAACCAAAAGGTTCAGATAGGAGGTTGTATACTGATGAGAATCCTAAAGATACTGTTAGTATTAAGTTTGCAACTCCTACTGATGCTCGTGAAACTGTTGCAAAAGTTAAAAAGATATCTAAACCGTTTGCGAGGAAAATACAGATATTAACAGTTATGGAACAAAGAGCTAAAGTTATGGGTAAAAGAGAAGTAGTAAGTATTGCTAAAAAAGCAAAAGAAAATTTAAGAAAGAGATTTACGTAATGCCATTAAATGAAAAAGGAAAAAAAATAATGAATGCCATGAAAAAACAATATGGTGCAAAAGAAGGGCAAAAAGTTTTTTATGCTATGGAAAATTCTGGAAAACTTAAAAAAGTTATAAAAGCAAGAGGTGGAATGGATGCTAGAGATTTTGGTAAGAAAAGCACCTCAAAAGCTGACTTTAGTGCTGTAAGTGAAGGATCTGTTTATGCAAAAAATGTAGCTGCAGCTGGTGGTAGTGGTGGAGTAAAACAAAAAAAAGTTTCAACCACTAAAACTAGTGGTGGAGGCGGTAAAACAATAGCAGGTGTTCCAATTATTGGTCCTGGTTCTATAGCGGTTGGACTAGCAAAAAAATTAGTTTTTGATCCCTTAACAAAAAGAAGTAGATTACAAAAAGCAAAAGGTGAAAGTTTTTTTGGTAAACCAAAATCTTTACCAACCACTAAAGATTATTATAGATTAACTGGCGAACCAATTGATGTTATGAGTGCAAAAGGTACAGATTATTTGAAACAAGCTGGATTAATAAGTAAACCTAAAAAAATT